ACCGACCTCTATCTCGCGCACCTTCCCATCAGGTAGGAGGGCCTTGACTGTTATCTGGTACTTCTTGTCCTCCGCCTTGCGGTAGGTGAGGTCAGCAGACTCAACATTATAGCCGAAGTCATATAGGCGCTCTTGCCCGATGACCTCTCCTGGAGGGTGAAGATGGAGCACCCCGTCGCGCAGGTAGATGTCCGCTCCGCATTCCTCCTGCACTTTCTTGAGGACATCATAGGCGGTAGCCGACTTGATGACGAACTTATCGTACACCCAGGAGTAGGTGCATTTAACCTTGAGCGACAGTCCCACCTCCTTAATGATGCGTGACAACAGGCTTGACAGCCCGACCTTCTTCAGCACAGCATCCTTGAGAGGCTTGCGGAAGAGGAAGAGGTCGTCTTCGCACGTCAGCGTCAAGTCACCGTTATCAGTGGCAATGCGCTGCAGGTAGCCCGTGAACTCCTCGACGAGTCCCGTCTCCTCATATCCTAAGCGAATAGTGACGGCATCTCCACGATGGATCGCATCCTCAATGTCGAGAGCCTTGTTGTACTCGGCGGCAGGGAGCGTGATCTTAGCCGTGTCAGCGAGGAGCTCCACAGAGGAGTGTATCTCCACCTTATCGAGCATCGAGAGCTGGTAGCCACCTATCTGGATGTCAAAAATCATCGTGTACATAGCTGACTACTTGGTGAGGTCTCGACGAGTGAGTAGGAGCTTATAGGTATCGTCACTCACTGCCTGGAGAGAGAAGTTCTGGTTAGCATCACCTGAGGTGTGTGGGAACTCCCATGACTCAAAGACAATACGCGTGATACCGAAGAGCTCCAGAAGTGGGCAATAGGCGGATACCTTGGCCGCCTCAAGGTACTTGCGCAGGCGCTGCACATCCTCCTTCGGATATCGTCCATCGGGTCCGATAAGCACCCCCTCAAGTCTGATGCTGTAGTCATCGAGCGTCCAGCGCTCCTTGACGGAACCACGGATCTTCCCCTTTGACACCTGCCTCTTCGCGAGGATATGCTGCCCCGTTATGGTGATCATCGGCTCTTGAGGGAGTAGCCACGGCTCCTCACCTTCAAGAGCCAGAGACACGGGGAAGACCATCGGCAGGCCGAGGGCATTCGTCTGCACCTCCTCAAGCTCCTCCTCAGAGAGAGGCACATCTACCTCGGGGAGATCTCCGTCAGGGAGGGATACCCCTGCTCGATTGAAGAGGAAGGGTGGAGGTATGGGCAGCCGCCTAATTATAGTGTCAAGCTCGAATGTTGTCATCGGTCAGTGCTTGTTGCTATGGCCAGCGAGCGGTTGACCACTGATATGATGCTGCGCTCCAGCTCCGCGGTATCGGTCTTGTCCATCATGGACACCTGGATACGCTCGACGAGCTTGCCGATATTCATCGTTATTTGCGTGTTGCGCGTACCACCAGTGGCTATTGCGTCGCCTGTCTTTCCACGGCCACCCTTGCCCTTGCCTTTGCCTCCCTTCTCGCCTCCAGATCCAAAGATGACGCTTTCACTGCTGCTACTTCCGAGCAGACCAGGAACGGATATCGACGCAGTCTCTTTTCCTTCAGTCCGCTTCTTAGCCTCGTCCTTGGCGATCTCTTCTGCGAGGTGCTTGTCGTATCCTGATCCGACTCCGCTGAGGAGGTCCTTAGACGACTGGTAGGCTTGCGTGGCGCTATTGACACCAACGAAGCCCTTAGCAGCATCGCCTACGGCATTGGCAGCACCAGAGAAATCTCCCTCAAAGAGCAGCTTGATCGCCTTGCCGACGTTGCCCACAGCATCAAGCAGCTCATTGATACGGTTGGTCACGTACTCTTTGATGATACTGCCGAAGCCCTTAATCGTGTCCCACATCGTGAGGATAAAGGCACGAAACCCTGCGAACTTATTCCAGCAGGCAACAACCACCGTGATGAGCACCCCGATTGTGAGGACAATCATCCCTAGTGGGCTCATTGCTTGTACGGCATTTAGAGCAGCTTGCGCGCCTGCGAGTGCCGTCATAGCACCCTTGGCAATAAGCGATGCTGCCGCAAGTCCATACTGCGCGATCCGCTGTAGCTTGACAGCGATGGTGAGTGAGACGATGATCCCTGTGATGATAAGGATTGTCGTCTTCCACCGCTCGAAGAAGCGCACTGTACCGACAACAGCATTGATGACTCCGCCAATGACCGCGAAGACCTTAGGCACGTACTTCCCTACGATCTCGAAGAGGTCTAAGAGGTAGGGCTTGACCTGCTCGTAGATACTTACCGCACCATCCTGGATAGCCCCCATCATCGTATTGAAGGATCCCGCACCAGAGTTACCCAGTGCATCCATCATACCGTGGAACTGACCACCCTCGCCCGTAGCATGAGCGATCGCCTGCGCTACATTTTCGGCGGTGATCTGTCCCTTACGCATCCTCTCCTGCATCGCCTCAAAGCTCTCCCCCGTCATCGAGGCAAGCTCCTTGAGGGGGTTGAAGCCCGCACCGACAAACTGCTGGAGGTCTTGCCCCATGAGCTTACCAGCGGCGCTCACCTGTCCAAAGACAAGCGACAGGGTAGAGAACTTTTGGGCATCCCCACCCGATATATCCGCCAGCTGGCGCATATATCCCGTAACCTTGCTAGCTTCAATGCCAAACGAAAGCATCTGCTGTGCACCCGAGGTAAGCTGCATTCGGTCAAAGGGGGTGCGTGCTGCAAAGTCAGCAATCTCACCGAGCATCTTGTTTGCAAGCTCTCCATTGCCGACAAGCGTCTTGAATGCGATACTCGTCTGCTCTGCTTGCATCCCGATTTTTGAGACTGCCGCCAGCCCTCCGCCGATGAGGGCGTAAGGGTTGGTTAGCAGTGCAAAGCCAGGGATGCTACTAAGCTGGCTACCCAGGTTAGAAAAGCTGAAAGCCTTGCTGATGGACGCGCCAACACGCTTAGCTTTACTCTCGATATTGTCGAGAGCGCTAATAACTCCTCGAGCCGTCGACCAGACATTCTCCTGCCTGGCTTGGAGGTTGATGAAGAATTTTAGCTGCTTATCCATTGCTTTGGGCTTCGAGCTTTCGCAGCTCGGTGAGATAGTTGATCGTGGCTGCCCATTGATTATCGGGCAGCGTATCGGGGTTTAGGTGTAAGTAGTAGCGGATGTAGGTGTCAAAGAAGAGGAAGCTCTCCCAGGAGACCTGTCGTTCTTCGGAGGAGGAGATAGCCTCCGCCTCCCTTAGAGCTTTTTTACCTCGGCCTCCTTCTGCTTGAGGACTTCATCCAGCTTGCCAATAGCAGGCAGGAAGTAGTCGTCATCCTCAAGAATCTCCTTGTCTCCGTCCAGCCAGAGTTGCTTGAAGAGCGTCTCCGACAGTTGGATGGGATCCTTGATGCCAGAGACAAAACTGAACTCCTGACGGGTTGGCTTGCGGATAACGCAGCTCTTATCCTCTACGACGATGAGGTAGATGGCATCCTTGCCATGCTGCTTCTTCCACGATTCGATTTGTTCGGGTTTGAATTCCATTCTTATACAGATTAAAAAGCGTTCGAAGAGCTATGCACTCTGCTTGCGCAGGAAGGTGAAGGGGAGGGTATATTCAGCGAACTTATCCCCCTGCTTCCACTTGTCTTCCTCCTTGCTGAATGTGCAACCGACAAGCGTATCGGTGTGGATGACATCGCCCTGAGAGGGGTCGCCATAGCACACCACGATGGTTGTCGACGCGCCGAGGATACTTCCACCACAAGCCTTCTGTAGGAGGTGAAACTCGCTACCAGTTAGGGTGATTGTACCAGAGTACTTGATGTTACCACGCTGGACAGCCATTGGCTGGCTGCCAGCCCCGTAGATGGGCTCCTGCTCCTGCTCGGCGGTGTACTCAATGCCACGGAGTCCAGTGACACGACGACCGCCGAGGAGCAGGGTAATGGTCATCCACTCGTACTCGCGTCCGTTGTAGATGTTCATTGGATAGGATTACTTAGATGTTACTGCAGTGAAGCCAAGCTCTACATCGATGTAGCGGGCATAACCAAAGGGGCGCACCGAGAGCTTTGCTCGCACCTCCGACGTCGCAAGGACATTGGTAGGCAGGATTTCAAAGCGACAAGCGCTACCCGTAGACTCATCGGCAGAGAGTTCCCCCTTGGCAGTCATAGCTCGGTCGACAGCCGCCGTAATTTCCTGCTCCCAGCTACGCACGGTTGCAGGGTGGAGGGTGCCGTCAGCCTCGAGCTCAAGCTCGTCAAGAAGGAAGGAGAGGAGGGTGTCGTAGGCGATGCGGTAGGCCTTGTCGATCGTTCGACGTGCAGTGACATGAGCATAGTCGTCAGACTCGCTCGTCGCCAGACGATCGTCGCAGAAGTAGAAGCCTGCGCGGCCGACATACTGACGAGGGCAGATATACCCCTTAGTGTAGAGGTCGGCGACAGCACCCGTCTGCTGCTCGATGGGCTGACCACTCAGATAGATTGCGTCGGCGGCAATCTTACCATCACGTACGCGACCTATGTTGCGCTGCACTGCACTTGCTGCAATGCGACCAGCGAGGAGACCGACAGCAGCACCCTTACCATCTGGCTGGGTGTCGCCGACAAAGACCCCTACTCTGTTGCAAGCGAGCTCGCCAAGGTCCTTCAGGCCTTGGCGCTTGAAGCCACGACCCTCAAGGATGACGAAGAGTGGTGCATAGAGCGCTTCGGTTGCATATACTGCGGTCTCTTGGGCCTTAGGGATAGCCGAGAGCACATCGGCGACGATCCCCTCTGCGGCCTCAGGTTCATCCTGCGCATCCAGGGCAATGGCCACTGCGCGCAGTCGGCCCTTACACAGGGTGATGAGCTTACGGAGCTCGCCAGCTTCTTCTTCGGTGTCTCCCTTCGTACAGAGCTCGGTCATCGTCTTCGTCTTCTCGACGCCGTAGATGATGACCTCCGTACCTTCACTAGCCTCAGAGTAGAACTCTCGCACATGCTTATAGAGCACTGCGTTGTTCTTTTCTGTGACCTTAAGGCCCTTCAGATCCCCAACAGAACGGATGGAATAAACCTTGCCGAGCTCGTAAGTTGAGCCAACGGCCGCAGAGGCGACCATGAGAGCGAGGAGCCCATCGGGAGAGTCGCCCACCTTGCCGAGGTTGCCCTCGGCAAAGGTGATTTTAACTCGTGGTAACTGTGCCATGATCTTTGATGTTAGACGTTACCCTCTGCGACGAGGAAGACACCCTTCTTGTCGTAGCGACGGTGGCTACCGCCAACACGCATCAGGAAGGAGTAGATGTCTCCGTAGTAGGACGGATTATCAAGGGAGCTGAACATGTGCGCTTCGCCGATAGCGCGAGAGACACAGCTCTGCTGCCAAGCGAAGCCTGCACCCACCTCGGTAGCCTCACCACCAGTAGGCTCGGTGATGATGTTCCCATTGGACTTCATACGAAGCACCGCTGAGCGAGTGAAGATGTCAATCCCATAGAGACGACCCACTGTACCCTTTGCCACATCAGCCGAAGCAAGGAAGGCAAAGCGATTAGCCTCAGTGAGGCTATCAAGCAGGTCGCCGTACATATCCGTGTCGAGGATAAGGTAGCGCCCCGTCGCAGGGAGGTCCTGCTTGTCCATACGCATAGCGATCTGGTGGACAACCTTATCGGTCATCTTACGACGCTGACCTGTCCCCTGAGCTGTATGAGCAGCGCGAGCATCACCATCGGTGAGAATTGGGCTAGCAGCATCGGCGCCCTTAGCCCATCGATGCAGGATGAGCTCAGACGCTACGCGCTGCAGCTCGGACTTGTCATTCTGAAGGATTGACACGCGCTTGTCATAGGACAGCTCAACGGTGTCTGCATTTGAGATATGCACAGGATCCGTGGTGAGCTCATCAATATCGTAGGTGAGCTCGTTATCAGTGCGCTCACTGATCGATGCTGGCTTGGTCGTACGGTTCACTTTGACCCCAGAGGGCTTACCCGCATTAGGTACATGCACCGTTTTGTGCGAGACATACTGAGAGTCATCCTCTGACTTAGCGACGAAGCTATCGTCGGGGAAGAAATTCTCCTGCAGGGTCTTCAGCCAGACTTGTGTCTGTAGTGCCATAAATCTTAATAGTTATTGGTTGTTGGTTAATTGGGTGGAGCAGCTACTCCTTATATGGTACGCCGAACTCCGCCTGGAAGAGGGTCTTGAAGCCCTCATAGTTCGTAGCCTTGAATTCTGCGAGCAGACCTGCACGATCGAGCTCGTCCCAACTCTTCCCAGCGAACTTGCTCGTAGGCGTAGATTCTGGAGCGAGGTGGTCCTCTACTCGTGGCAGCTTATTCTTAGGCTTCTGCGAGGGGAGAGAGTTGAGCAGCGCCTTCGTGCTTTCGGGGGAAGAGGCTAGCAGCGCCTCGTAGTGCGTACGTTGCTCGGCGGTGATCTTACCCGCTGCCACGGCGGCATCGAGGATCGCCTTGTGTTGCTCTGCCTCGATGGAGGCGAGCTTTGCCTTCAGCTCTCTGTTCTCTTCTTCAGAGCTCTTGAGCTGACTAGAGAGGCGAGCAACCTCTCGTACTACCTCACCCTCGCCCATAGAGGCGGTGATGGAGGGGCAAGCCTTTCGAATTTCATCTAATAGTGCCATGTCATCATTATTTATTGCCTGGTTTTCCAGGCGGTTTTGGAAATACGTTTGAATTTCTTCTTGTGTGGACTTTTCAGAGAGAGGTGGTGCATCATCCTCGTCCATAGAGTAGATGCCGTCTATGAGACCCATAGAGAGACACTCCTGAGCGGTGAGCCAATGATCCTCCCCATCAAAGTAGGTTGTCTCAATCTCCTCGGGCGTCTTACCCAGGCGCCCTGCGATCATCTTTGCAAGCGTCCCCTGAAGCTGTTCCATCTCCTCGGCTACTCGGCGGAGCTCCTTGCTATTACCCCACGACCCCCCACTTACATTGTGCAGCATCAGGCGTGCATAGGGCGACATATAGAGAGGCTTCCCGCAAAGCGCGATGATAGCCGCCATCGATGCGGCGATGCCATCAACATATATGGTGAGGTTAGCCGTACTATTTCGAAGCGCCTCATAAATAGCCAACCCACAATAGACCTCGCCACCTCCGCTATTGATACGGATGTCGATCTTATCATAGGTGCGCGTAAGCTCAAGGAGTCGCGTGACGACATCTCGAGCGGAGACCTCTGACCAGTCTCCGACCTCTCCATAGAGGAGGATAGTTGCCTCACCTCCCCCTGAGGGAATCACGTCAAAAAATCGTCTTATCTGTGCCATGCGATTATAATTTCTGAGAGCAAATTTATAAGCGCAAACACCCTCTTTGCAAATCCAATTTTACACACGCAACTATCTGATAGTGTGACACTACCAGCGAATGATAATCGGTAAAATTTGATTTGCAAAGAGGGTGTTTTCGGAGCGAACTTTGCCTTAGTAAATCACCCGTAGGTATGTAGTAATGGCAAAGCAGATAGACTCCACTAATAAGACAGCTAAGCGAGAGATGGCGCAACGTCTCTACGTCGACAGTAACTACACCCAGGAGGAGGTGGCCTCGATCATCGGTGTCACCCGCCAGACCATTATTCGCTGGTCTAGGGAGCATCACTGGCAGGAGCTTAAGGCAGCGACCTCAGTCTCGCCTGCCGAGCAGATCCGTCAGCTACGCCAGCAGATTGCCAACATCAACGAGGCGATCCTTGCTCGTCCTATTGCCGAGCGATGGGCAACACCCGCCGAAGCGGCCTCGCTCA